TGTTTATTTGCAACCTAAAAGCAACATAGAAGAAGCAACTGAATGTTTTGTTGAAACTTATCAGCCAAAAGGCAGGATTATCTTGTAGAGTTATAAAACTGCTTATAAGATATGAGCGTTTTAAGCGACCAAGAGATTAAAAATCTAGCCGCAGATGGCATGATTTATCCCTTTTCAGATCGTCTTATTAATGAGCAAAATGGAATTAAATTGCTAAGCTATGGACTTAGTTCATATGGTTATGACATTCGTTTGTCACCTAGTCAGTGCCTTTTATTCGGAGGTGTCCAACATGGAATGTGTGACGCTAAAAACTTTGATCCTGAAATTTTAAAGGAGACAGAACTTCATGAGGACGAGCGAGGCCACTATTTTATCCTTCCTCCTTTTGGCTATTGCCTGGGTGTTGCTGTTGAACGCTTGGCTTTACCCCGCGACGTTACCGTGGTTGCCGTGGGTAAAAGCACATACGCAAGAGCTGGAATTATGGCAAACATTACACCAGCTGAAGCTGGTTGGGAAGGTCATTTAACTTTAGAAATTTGTAATTGCACTCCTTTGTTTAATCGTATTTACGCTAATGAAGGTATTTGTCAACTACTGTTTTATCGTGGTAAACCTTGTGACACTAGCTATCAAGAACGCAAAGGAAAATATCAACAACAACCAGCTGAAGTAGTCTTAAGTAGAGTTTAAAATCTACCAAATGTGGCTTTAGGTTTATCTGCATAATTTGTAGAACCTGCGTAAGGAAAATCATCTCCTTCTACGATGCCCGACAATTGTCCTGATCTATCTGTATATGGTTGATCGTACTGTCGTTTCTCACGAAACTTCGCTGCACTACGCGCTGCTTTCAGCGACTTTGCAACACGATTCTGTTTTGCTTCACCCGCCGCATCACCAATCCTTGCAGTCCTGCGTTCCACAGGTTCCAATCCCCTTAGGTCGACATCATAAGCAGCCTCTGGATTTAAATCAGAAGTAAACTTTGCAGATGTTCCTGAATCTTTAGAAGGATCGTAAGTAGGTGAGTAAGCCATCTGTCAATTATAATTAGGGTAAACCGTGATTTAAAGATGGGCTTTTTAAATAGTTTTATGGGTAGTAATGATACCCTTAAGGAAAGAATGGCTACGTTAGATACATTTGGTCAGCCTCTTGCTAATGCAACTAATGATGTTCCTGTTTATGACCAATACAATACTGGTTTAGCAGTAACGCAAGAAAATATGTCAGATCGTGTTAACTTAGCAGTAGATCCACGAGCACAACCAAGATGCGGATTGACGGGAATGATTCCATCAATGGAGGACGGAATAATGCACGGAGCAATGCCACAGCCACGGCAATTAGTAGTGGACATGGGACAACTATCTCCAGAGGAAACAGAATTAGCGAAGGAGAATCAACGACGGATGGTATCTGGTTTCAACCGGTCGTAGAAGAAATGGATTGTCCTGATGGCGTGTGCCCTGTTCCATGGGCAATCGATACTAGTGGTGAAGATGTAAAAGAAGATTTAGTTAACCATCCTTCTCATTACAACGATGGTGGACTTGAATGCATTGAAGCCATCGAAGCACAACTAACGCCAGAAGAATATAGAGGCTACTTAAAAGGTAACGTAGCAAAATATGTTTGGCGCGAAAAGCATAAAGGGGGTATTGAATCACTTAAGAAAGCACAATGGTATTTAAACAGGTTAATCATTTTAGAATAAAAATATAACTTTTATTTTGTTATGGCCGAATCCGATTCGCTTAAAAAACTAAATGCGCGTATTGTAAAAATTGAAAAAGATTTAGCAAACAATACGCGTAAAAAAACAGTTACTGGTAGACGTGGTGCTACAGGTACCCGTACAACTACAGGTAAAAAAGGAGAAGAAAATCGTTCTACTTCTCGTACAGCAACTGGTCGTGGCGGTAAAACTCGTACTAGTTCTCGCGCGCGTACTGCAAACGAAGATGGATCAAAAACCAGAACAGGCTCAGCTACTGGATCAGGTGGAAAAAGTGGTAGCTACAACTTCACATCTGGCGGTACCAAAACAGCAAGTCGGACTAATAAAAAAGGTCAGACACGCACTTACACTTCTACCAAAGGAGAAGATGGCAAGCGCACTTTAACTGCGACTGGCAATAAAGGTAAAACTAAAACTCTTGAAAAAGGTAAAGGAAAAGAACTTAGAGGTAAGGTAACGGCTAAGCGTAAAACTGACCGGCGAACAAGCCGTGGTAAAAAAGCTTAGACTGTTTATTGTTTGAGGGCCATGGCTAATCCCGATTATTACGATTTAAAAAAACTGCGGCAGTTGTATCAAAAGCCTAAGGGTAAACCTAAAGCTAATCCCAACACCGCAGTCTTTTCTAAATCAAAATCTTCTAACAAAAAATCAAATAAAGACTGAAGGCGGCTCTTCGTCGTCTTCTACTTCTTCTGGATCTGCTTCCATCATGAACTTAGCAATTGCTAGTTCTTGCAACTCAATGTCGGATGGAATATTAAATTCAACTTCAACTCCTTCATTTGTTAAAATATCTCTTACTGCTTGAATTTCTAATAACCTTCGACTGTATAAATTTAATAAAGCAATACGCATTTGATCCCATGTCATTTCTTCTGAAGCTAACTCTGCTTTACGCATTGCAAGCTGTAGATGCAAAGGCATTTCGTATTTTTTAAGACTACTTTCTTCCATATCGAGGTTTATTGCTTTTGATATTCTACTTCCAGTGTTGGTAGATTGTTTGTAATTCAGAGGGTGAAAACTCTATTAATTCAGCTTCTTCTTCATAATCATTAGCAAAATTAGATAAGGCATAAGGACTAATGTGTTCTTGCAATTCTCTAATAGCAGCAACTTGACCTTTAGAAGCTGTATATTCTCTAAAGGCTTTTAGCAAAATATCTTTAGAATTAGTAACAACTTCTTCTTGTTCTCGCATAAATAATTGAACCTCGTGCCTACGACGATCAATTAGACCACCAACTACCTTATGATCATTGTCAAAAATCCAACACGATAGCTCATTAATTGTTTCGCTATAGTCTTCTTCGTCTAATGTGTCAATAATATTGGAATAAAGAAAGGTTTCCCATCCTACTGAGTGAGCAAATGAAGACAAAGCACATACTTGACTTTGATCTAAACCTAGATTTAAAGCTTCAATTTGATTGCTAATTATTTCTATTTCATGTTTTAAAAATTCTAAAGCTTTTACTTTAGTTACATACTGACCTTTTTTGACAGGGCTGCCATCAGGATAAAACTGTGTTCCATATCCAATAGTATATGGATCACCTCCAGTATCTGGATCACAATATGCTTTTTCATTAAAACCTTCAAAGGTTTTGATAATTAATAAAGCTTCTGTGTATGGATACATTGATAGCCTACATATGCCATCAGTTTACATTATTTTCCTTGTCCTCGGCGCATTTTTTTAGTGCCTTTCTGCACTGAATGTTTTCCTTGTCCTTGCCTAGTTTTTTTAGGTTTTCCTGCAACAAACTTACCGTCTTTAATCATTGTCGTACGATATCTCACATAATATACTAAACAAAAAAATTTTTAATTGTCGATAATATTCTTGTTGTTCTGGGTCTCCACCAGGCCAATATTTTAATGCATCACAAACTGCTTGATATAAATGACGTACATCTTCAGTTGACAACTCAAGTTGTACGCTTACCATTAGCTTTGCCCCATGGGCCTTTCGTCCATGTCATGCCTTAAATGAAATTCGCCTAGTGCAAACATTGCTTGTTCTTTTTGTAAATCTGTTGTCTTAGGGTTTGCAATAACTTCCATGTATTTACCCGCAATTTTATTGTATTCATCTTGAGGGAGTCTTTTTTTTGGCAAACGTTCAATAACCATTACCACTTCACCTTATGTGACCAATACCTTGCACTCATTTTACTTGGCTTGCTATCTTGAGCATTATGTCTTGCATAGTATGACTTCTTACGTGCTTTGTCTTTGGCTGACTTCGGA